AATATCCTTAATATCAGGAGCAGAGTATAGAACACAGTTATCCTTACAAATACGTCTAAATAGCAGAGCCAACGAGAGTCCGAACAAAGCACTCACGATGATTTGCCCCGTCTCGTCATAAAACATTCGGTCGATTGAAACTCTTAACCCTGACGGCTCTTTCTTATTCATTCTATCCTAATCTATATCTATAAAAATTATATAATCGGTTGCGTCAAAGACGCCTCGGAACATTTAACTTCTTCCGCATTATATTTATAGCATTGATTGTCAAGGTTCTTATAGACTATTTTGTTCGCATTATAGGGCGTCGGGTATTTTATGATATTTCGAATGGGTGGCGAAGATATATACACGTATATAAGCCCTAATAGAAAGGCGAACACGAAACTAAACCAGTTGATTCTAAATGTCCGCTCGACGACGACAGTTTTAACCATTCCTATATTTACTTAGTTTTTTTTATAATTAACATCCTTGATACATCGCTTCGTTATAGGATTCCTCACCTTTCCTTCGGGACAATCCTTCAATTCCTTCGCAGCCTTCGGTTCTTTGGGTTCTTTCGGCTCTTTGGGTTCTTTCGGCTTCGGCTCTTTCGGTTCTTTGGGGACTTTTTTGTCATTGACACATCGCTTCGTTATAGGATTCCTCACCTTTCCTTCGGGACAATCCTTCAATTCCTTCGCAGCCTTCGGTTCTTTGGGAACTTTTGCTTCTTTCGCCTCCTTCGGCTCTTTCGGCTCTTTCGCTTCTTTCGCTTCTTTCGCTTCTTTCGCTTCTTTCGCCTTCGACTTCGGCTCTTTGGGGACGACGATACGGTCATTAAAATCGAAATACTCGTATGTATAGATATCAGGGATGCTTTGGTGTTGATTCGTATATTTATAATTTAAATAATCATACAACGACGATAGGCTTTTCGTTTCTTTAAATATAGAACGCAATTCATCTTTCTTTTCTAAAAATAATTCGTATTCATAATCATTCCGCTCTCTCACTTTCTTGAATTGCTCGTCATATTTCATCATCTTCTGTGAAACGACATTGCTCTCGTCATCCTTGTGTTTAAAATATTCGCCCACCAGTTTTTTAATCTTACCCATCTTCGCCAGTTCAGCACTTTTGTCATACATATTAATAGACAGAATGCTTTTTTCAATATCTTTTAATATTTCCATTTACTAATATTAAGGATAAAAATAAAAACAGATTAGCGTAATAAAACATCTTCAAACATTCCCCTGTAAAATGTTTGGAGACTTTCTTCGGGCTTTAACTGCTCCTCATAAACGCTTCGTGGTATGTATTTAACAATCACCTTATCTTTTTTACATACAGATTTATTATTGTAATAGCCTTGTATAATCATTATAGACCCTATGAATAGTAAAAATATCGCAATTGCCTTCATTATCTTAATATTATGAAATAAGAAAAATAATCATTTATGTTGCCGCCGTTCGCCGTTTTACTGCTTCGCCGTTTTACTGCTTATTGAATGTCGAGTTTCTGAGAACTCCACGCATCTACCTGTTCGATACTGCTTTTAATCTCGGACATTTCAATCTCGTCCGCTGCGTTAGTCGCATCCGCAGCGTCTGCCGAAACACCGACAACTACATTCTCCGCAGACTCAGGGACGGCTTCGGGTGCTTCGCTAACCTCAGGTGTCTCTTCGCTAATCTCCGATGTCTCTTCGCGAATCGTCTGTGTCGGAAATAGCGATGCCTTGCGGTTCTCAAAGATAACATCCTTGTCTGTCATATTCCTCTTGTATTCCTTCATTAGGGTATTCAGTTGCGTCTCGGCGTATTCTTGATTCTCCAAGCAATCTGGATTCGGCGACCAAGGACACCAGCAACCCATCTGAGCAATATAGATGTTGAACTTGTTATCAATCTTCTTAATGAACTCACTGCGATTCTTGGCTTCCTCAATCGTATCAAATACACCACGCACCTTAATGCCACGGATAGAGGTTACAAAGTTATTATCGCGGTGATACTCAGACTCCAAGGTTTGATTGTTAATCGACTTGTAAAACCCATATTGTTCGCTCATATCCTTCGGGTCAAAGATAAACGCATTGTTCTCCTTGACGGAATCCACAAAGTCCTTCGAATCGCTATATTTCTCCGAAATACCATCCAGTAGCGTAGTCATATCCTTGCTAAACTTCGTGATGAATTGACTGAACATATATGCCTCCTTATTCACAAGGACATCCTCAGGGCTTAAAAACGATAGCAACACGTAGTTCTGTCCCCTGATAGGTTTATCCTCGTCCAAATAATCAACCTCCTTAACGCTTACAACATCTGCGGACATTTTTATGATATCTTTTCTAATACTAATATAGAATATAAATCTTATATATATTTTTTATGTTATAATAGTATAGTGTTATAGTATAATATAATATAAAAATGGAATATACAGTCGATTTCTGGGATGTCGTTATAAGACTCCTTAAATACGCCTTCGAAGGTCTTATCGTCGCCTTCGTCGCCCTCATATTACCAAATAATAAATTGGATTGGAGCGAAATCTTTATGTTAGCATTAACCGCCGCTTGTACCTTCTCCGTCCTTGACTTGTTATCCCCCGCGGTATCGGCAGGGGCGAGACAAGGTGTCGGACTGGGTGCAGGTTTCCGTATGGTAGGTTTCCCGAACGGCGTTTAGAGCGGCGTTTAGAGCGGCGTTTAGAGCGACGGGATGATTTCATAATTGAGTTCCAAACATATTTTTTTCCATATTTGGTCTTGGACGTATAACTTCTCTCTGCTTTTTAATAGTGGGAAATATTTGAGATATTCATTGAGTCCTAATATTTGAAAAAACTTATACAAAACATAACTATACGACAAGAAATTCTTCCTATCCTTCGGACAATGTTTTAAAAACGGTGCTTGAATGTTTCGAAACATATTACACAACTTATCTTCGAGTTCTTGGCTAAACTGCGGAGTAGGGATTCCATTGATTCGATTGATGATATAATTAATATGCTCGTAATATTTGTTAATCCGCAGACGTTTAAGAATATCCCGCATCTTATTATAGGTTATCGTTTTCGTATCCACAATCTTTTCTTTTTTTATTTCTGTTAATATCTTTTCAAATATTTCGTCAGGAATATCTGTGCTTTCCTTCCCCTGAACCTGATTACACCACTCGCGAAAATGATTGATTCGCTTATAACTAAAATGAGACGTATCCTTTGTATTCTGCTTCAATATAGGGCGATTCTGCTCGACAAGAAGCAACTCTTGGTATCCGCAAAGATTACAAATGATGATTGCGTCGTGCTGTAAGCACGTCATCGGATTCTTACAATTCTTACAAATCTCAATGTCCTCCTCTTCGACGTTGCGAACATACTTTTTATTTATAATCGACATATATTTATCTACGAGGGAACTCTTATCGATTACATTATCGGTTATGCCGCTCCCGCTGCTCCCGCCAATCCCGCCAATCCCAACGACGCCGCTCACGCCGCTTCCGCTCCCGCCACATCCGCTACCGTTAGCCTTATTTATATCGCTTTCTGTATTTAAATTATTAAGAGCATCCAGAACATTTATGGTTGTCGCGGACACGGAAGAACGCTTCTTCTTCGAATCATTCTTGTAAATCTTCGGTTGTCTGCTCAACAATTCGCTCGAAGAGATACAAACACCGTTCGAGATAGACGTATGCGGATTACTTATGTTCGACTGCTTCTCCACAGTATCGTAGTATTGAAATAATATATAACTGGTGTTTTTATAATATTCAACTTCGTTATACGAATCCAACTCCTTGATATTGTTTTTAAGTTCGATAATTTTCTCCCGTATTGTAATATTACTCGTCCATAGACTATTTACGTGTTCCTTGTCCGTCTTGGATATTTCTATATTTTCCATAATGAGATTCGACTGGGCTTCTAAATCGTGTAATAATATCTTGTAGCCCTCCTTGTCTTTATTCGTAAGTTCAAACTTCTTTATGATGTTGTTGTGCATCGCATCTAACGTAAAAACCTCATTATTGTCGGAAATATATTTTTTTTTTGATGATTTTTCTTTGAACATCGTTATAATAGAATAATTAATATTAATTTTTATATAATAAATATATTATGGATATATGATATTGGATATATGATATTGGATATATGATATTGTATATTGTATAGTTAGTATATCGATAGATACATTTAATACCTCCATACATTTTAATTCATATTTTTTTCTCCTCTAATAGTATAAAGAATATAGCGTAAATGGGTGGTGGTCTTCTTCAATTAGTAGCATACGGAGCACAGGATGTTTATTTAACTGGTAATCCTCAAATTACCTTCTTCAAGGTTGTCTATCGTCGCCACACCAACTTCGCGATTGAGGCTATCCAACAAACCTTCAATGGAACTGCTGGATACGGACAGACTGTAAATTGCCAAATATCTCGCAACGGTGATTTAATCAACCGTGTCTATCTCCAAGTCGAATTACCCAAAATCACTGGCATCCCGACTTTGACTACCGGTGCGAGATATGTCAATTACATAGGGCTTCGCCTCATTAAATCCGTTCTCATCGAGATTGGCGGACAACAAATCGATAAGCACTATTCGGACTGGCTGTATATCTGGAATGAACTCTCCCTCCCCCGTGGTAAGCGATACGGTTATGACACTATGGTCGGTGCCGACAAGGATATCACCTCGTTCAATAACACCACCCTTTATATCCCCCTCGAATTCTGGTTCTGTCGCAACGTCGGTCTCGCACTTCCTTTAATCGCTCTTCAATACCACGAAGTGAAAATCAAGATTGATTTCGAGACGAAGGCTAACTGCCTTATCGATTTAAAGGCTGCCGCTGGAACTGTCTCGGAGTCTGAGGCATATAAAACCGAAACTGTCGGAACTGTCGCCAACATAACCGATATGTCTCTGTGGGTCGATTACATATTCCTTGACACCGATGAACGCCGACGATTCGCCCAACTGTCGCACGAGTATTTAATAGAGCAACTTCAATTCACCGGAACTGAAACCCTGAATGGCGGTTCCACAAACCGTGTTAAACTCAACTTCAATCACCCCTGTAAGGAACTTATTTGGGTCGCTAAGCCGAAGAACTATTCTCGTAAGGCTTCTTGGTATAACTACACGGACACTGATATCGTCGATTTAACATCCGCATTAGTTGCCGAAGTCGACCCAACGGCATCCTTAGCCGAATTTATTACCGATTATAATTCTTCAAATTATATGGCTGGTTTCGACTTTGTCAATGGCAATACCGCCAATACTACCATTGGTGCTTCATCGCCTTTCGCGGACGCTATACTTCAATTAAATGGCAACGACCGTTTCAGTGTTCGCGATGGTGCTTATTTCTCATTCGTCCAACCCTATCAACATCACACCAACATACCGAATAACCCCGGTATCAACGTGTATTCGTTCGCCCTCAAACCCGAAGACCATCAACCCAGTGGAACTCTCAATATGTCCCGTATTGATACCGCGACGCTGATGGTTACCACCAAGGCGATAACTACGTCATTAACAGACACACCTGCCCTAACTTATGATGGTATCAACATATACGCTGTGAATTACAACGTTCTCCGCATCCTCTCGGGTATGGGCGGACTTGCCTATTCCAATTAAATCGCATTAATCCGATTAATCGTATTCATTATTCATTATTCATTATGTCATTAATGTAATATGCGATGTATGAATGAATTGCCTTTTTTTTTTCTCCTCTAATAGTATAAAGAATATAGCGTAAATGGGTGGTGGTCTTCTTCAATTAGTAGCATA